GGCTGCGCCGCGCGGTACATCGTCGCCAAGATGAACAACCAGGTTTACTGGTTGGGCAAAGACCCGCGCGGGCAAGGTATCGTCTACGTGGCGAACGGATACCAAGGACAGCGCGTATCAACGCACGCGATTGAATGGCAGATACAGCAGTATGGTACGCTGTCGGACGCTATCGGTTTCACTTACCAGCAGGACGGTCACTCGTTCTATGTACTGGTGTTTCCTTCGGCAGGCAAAACTTGGGTCTATGATGCCTCGACAGGCGCTTGGCATGAGCGCGCGGGTTGGGATAATCAATGGACCCGTTACCGGCCGCAGGCGCAGGTGTTTTATAACGACGAAAATCTCGTCGGAGACTACGAGAACGGCAATCTGTACGCCCTTGATCTGGATGATTACAAATACAATGGTGAAACGCAACGCTGGTTGCGGTCGTGGCGCGCATTGCCAACAGGACAGAACACCTTGCGGCGCACTGCGCAGCATTCCTTGCAGTTGGATTGCGAAACAGGCGTTGGTTTGAACTTGTCGCCCGGCGGCGACGCAACGCCGTTGTCCGCCGAAAATGGCGATTTTCTTATCGCCGAGTTTGCGCAAAGTTTTCTGTCCACAGAAAGCGGCGACGGTTTGTCAACCGAAGCAGGAACTGGTTTTGACCCTTTAGTAGATAACCCAGATTTTCCTGTGGCGTTCATCCCGCCAATGTTCTTGACGACGCAAGAGTATCCTGACCCGCCTGGATATGATCCGCAAGTCATGTTGCGGTGGTCTGACGACGGCGGCCACACTTGGTCGAACGAACACTGGCGCTCGATGGGCAAGATTGGTCAATACGGTTTCCGCACCATCTGGCGGCGGTTGGGCATGACCATGAAAATCCGCGACCGCGTCTACGAGGTGTCCGGCACTGACCCCGTGAAACTTGCCATCATGGGCGCAGAATTGCAGATTAGCGGCACAAATGCCTAACATTACCAACATCACGCCACCGCGCGTCCCCTTGACGGACCCACGCACGGGGTTGATTGCGCGTGAATGGTATTTGTTTTTGCTAAGCTTGTACGATCAAACGGGCGGCAGCATCGTGTCGCTGGAGGACGTCCAAAAAGGACCGCCGGCGCAAGACATCGACTTGTCGGCATTGCTGGCGCAGGCGTCCTTGAACGCCGAGAGTTCGTCAGCACTCCTGTCGCAGTACGCCCAGCTTGCCACCGACGTGCAGGCACTGGCCTTGGGGCCTGCCGACACACCCCAACTACCGCGCCTGCGCTACGGGTCGTTCTACGACACGACCGACCAGACCGCTGCCGTGATCAACACGGCCTACGCCATGACGTTCAATTCGACCGACATCACCAATGGCGTCACCATCGGCACACCTACGTCGCGCGTCTATGTTGATACGCACAACGTCTACAACATCCAGTTCTCGGCGCAGTTTGTTAACACAGCGGGCGGCACGCATAACGTCTGGGTTTGGCTGCGCAAGAACGGCACGGATGTGGCAAATTCAGCCACGACGTTGCGTCTCCAAGGCAACAACGCCGAAGCGGTCGCAGCGTGGAACTTCTTGCTTGACATGAACGCAGGCGACTATTTTGAACTTATGTGGGAGGTGTCGGACTTGGCCGTGTCGCTGTTCGCGGACCCCGCGTCAGCCGTTCATCCTGCCATCCCATCCGTCATTCTTACCGTCACTGACAATATCAGCGCTTAGGAGGTCATCGTGACCGTCACCGTAACAGTTCTTGTCCCAGCACAGACCGCCAACAATACGCAGTCAACCGTCTACACCGCAAACGGCGTCACGGCGATCATCGACAAGTTCACCGCCACCAACTACTCAGCCAGCGCCGCCACGATCAGCGTCAACCTGGTGACGGCCGGCGGAACTGCCGGTAACAACGATTTGATCGTCAAGACCAAGACGTTGCAGGCGGGCGAGACATACACCTTCCCCGAACTGGTCGGGCATGTGCTGCGGCCGTCCGGGTTCATCTCGACCCTTGCGGGCACGGCGAGCGCCATCAACATCCGGGTGTCCGGCCGTGAGGTGACGTAGTGATCGAGGTACGCCGCGCTCAAGTGGAAGACCTGCCGTCGTGTCTTGACATGACGGCGCGGTTTCACGCGGCGTCGCCTATCGCTAAGATTGCACCGTTTGACGAAGACGGCATGGCGAATACACTGCGCGCGATGTTTGACGACGACCGCAGCGGCGTGTGGCTGGCCTTGCGTGACGAGCAGCCTGTCGGCATTGCCGGCGCGCTGCTGTACCCGCTGTATTTCAGCCCGTCGAATAGCGTGGCGCAGGAACTGTTCTGGTGGCTGGACCCAGCGGCGCGGGGCTGCGGGGCGGGCAAAAGCCTATTTCAAAGCGTGCAGAATTGGGCTAAGGACAAGGGTGCCGCAGCCGTGTTCATGATTGCTTTGGATGACAACCGCGTGAGTAAGACAGACAAATTCTACAGGCGGGCCGGGTTTGAACCGCTGGAACGCACCTACGTGAGAGGGTCACAGTCATGGCAATAGCAACAGGCACAGCGATTTTAGGCTCGGCAATCATCGGGGCTGCTGGCAGCGCCGCAGCGGGCATTTTTGGTGGCAACAAGGCCGCTGACGCGCAGAAGAAAGCCGCCAAAAAAGCCGCGCAGGCGCAGAAAGAAGCCTTGGCTGCACAGACCAAACTTGTTGCGCCCTACGTCGAGGCGGGCAAGAACGCGCTGGCCGAGTACCAGAAGATGGCCCCCTACAAAGATTTCGGCATGGCCGAGTTCCAAGCTGATCCGGGGTACAACTTCCGCATGGCGGAAGGTATGAAGGCTTTGGAACGGTCGGCGGCGGCGCGCGGTTTGCTTCAGTCCGGCGGCACGCTCAAGGGCATCCAGCAGTACGGCCAGAACCTCGCCAGTTCCGAATATGAAAACGCTTTCAGCCGCTACCTCTCCCAGCGCGAGGCGCGCATGGACCCGTATCGTTACCTGACCGGCATCGGCCAGGCCGCCGCAGCGGGGCAGGCCGCCAACGTCGGCTCGACCGGCGCAGCGCTGGCGGAGATTGCGGCGCAACGCGGCAACGTCAACGCCGCGCAGGCGGCCGGGACTGCGGGTGCCATTGGCAATGCGTTCAGTTCTCTTGGGCAGGGCGTCGGCAGTTATTTTGCCAACCAGCCATACATGAACTATTTGAACTCCATCACGCCGACCTACAACGTCAATCAATAAGGCACCACGCCCATGCCGCTTGACCCCAGTATTGTCAGTAACGCCTTTGCGAACATGTCCACGCCGGACGTGAACGCGCTGATGCAGCAGCGCGTGCAGGGCGCGGAGAACGTCTACAAGATCGAGACGGCCCGCCAGGAGCAGGCTGCGGAAGCTGAGAAGGTGGCCGCTCAGCAGGCCGCCGAAGCTATGCTGCCCGCAGTGGCGTCGGCCTTTTCGGACCCGTCCGACGCTGGCTTGGACGCGGCGACGTCCCTGTTGCCCCCGGAGGTCGCGGAAGCCTTCACGCCGTTCATGCAGCGCCTCAAGGGCATAGCCGACCCCAAGATGCGGATGACGATCCTGCGGGCCGAGTTGGCCAAGGATGAGGAAGGCAAGTTTATCCTCAGCCAGCTTGAGCCCAGCGCCAACATGGTGCTTCAGTCTGAGGCGGCCAAGCGGCGCGCTGACCTAGACCAGAAGCGGTACGAGTTGGATTTGGCCAAGTTGGAGGCCGAAGGCGCAGGCGGGGGCGAGGTGGCGTTCCGCGAGACAGACGCGGAAGGTAACGTCCGCATGTACAACAAGCAGGGTATTGAGATCGGTATGCTGCCCAAAGCCGGGAAGCCTGCGGCGCCCGCTGCTGGTGCGGGGGCGTCTGAAAGCGAGCGTATTGCAGGGTATAACGCCGGGCGCGCTTTGGCCGCCGCGCAGCGTATTGCAACGGCAGTTAAGGAAGACCCTGAAGCTACGGCGCCGGGGGCGGGCGAGGCGTTTACAAACTTGTTCGTAGACCCGAACTTGATCCGCAGCGAGGAACGCCAGCGCGTTTCGGCGGCGCAACGCGAAATGATTGACGCCCTTCTGACCTTGGCGACAGGCGCGGCGTACAACAAAGAACAGCTTGAAGGCCAGATGGAAAGCTACATTCCGCGCTGGACTGACAAGGAAGGTACGCGCGCGGATAAGCGCGCGGCATTGCTTGATCTTATTGAGAACGCCAAGATAAAAGCTGGACGGTCGTGGACGCCGGAAATGGACGCCGCTTTTGAGGCGTTGCTAACTGAACAGCCAGCCGCAGCGGCGGGGGGCGAAGACGTTGATACGAACAACCCGCTGTTGAGCGACGGGGAATAATAATGGCTGATCTGCGCGCTCTTACTCAAGACCCGAACTATGTGAAGGCTAATCCCGCCACCAAGCGGGCGATCTTTGATAAGTACGCGCCGACCGACCCGAACTACGCCAAGGCTAGTCCGGCAACTCAGAAAGCTATCCGCCAGAAGTTTGGTGTTGAACCCATTGCAGCCCCCGCTGCTCCGGCGCCGACGCTTGGTGAACAGGCCGCCGATTTCGGGCGCGGTGTGCTGCGCGGCGCGGCCTCGACTGCCGACATTATCGCGGAAGGCGTGCCGGGTACGGCCGCCATGATTGCGTACCCGTTCCAGCGCGCGGCGGGCTATCTGACCGGCCAGACCGCCGAGGACGTGGCGGCTAGTCAGGAGCGCGTGCTGGGCACGGTAGCGCAGCCAATCGGCCGGATGACGGGCGTCACCGAGACGCCAGGCTATCAAGAGAACGCGCTGCGGGAGGGCATCACTTACATCGCCGAGAACATGGACAAGGGTGCCGATTTCCTGTCCAAGGCCACCGGCCTGCCCAAGTCCGACGTCGTCAACATGATGCAGGTCGTGCTGTCGGCGGGGCCGGCTAAAGTTACCGGCGCTGTGGTTAAGGAAGTACCGGGCGGCGCGGCGGTTACCTCTGCCGTTCGGAAAACGGCGGATTTGCCTAAGAAAGTCACCGCCGCGACCATCAACAAGATGCGCGACGTCATCGACCCCAAGACCAAGTTCTACATGGACATCGCGGAAGGCAAGGGATCGGCGCTGGTCGCCGCCGCTCGCTCACCGCAGGCTGAGATCATCCCCGGCGTGCGTCCGACCTTCGCGCAGGCGACCGCCGACGTGGGGCTGCCGCGTGTGGCCGCCGTGGGCGAACAGGCCGCGAAGATCCAGCCGACCGAAGCACTTGCGCGGCGGGACGTGCAGGAAGCGGGGCGCGTCGGTGAACTGAAGAAGATTGAGCAGACACCTGCGGCGCGTAAAGGCGCTGAAAAAGCGCGGCGGCAGGTTTCCGAGCCTTTGTACCTGCGCGCTGAAAAAGCGGGGGATGTTGTCGATGTTACGCCGACACTTGCTTACCTAGAAAAACTCATGAACGAGAACCCCGGCAATCCTGAATTGCTCGCTGAGTTGCGTCGGATTGGTAAGGGGTTGACGGATGAATATGGCAACGCGCGCGTTAACGCCAAGGAAATCTCGTCGGCCTTAGACGGCATCAAAACGGCGATAGGCAAAGAAGAGAACAAAAATATTAAGGGTCAATTGACCACTATTAAAGACCAGATCGTCAAAGCCATTCCCGCCATGAAGCAGGCGCAGACAGCATTTCGTAAGGGGAGCAAGCCCATTAACGAAATGGATGTCGGCAAGTACCTGCGCGAAAAACTGGAAAGCCCCGTGCCCGAAGGCACCCAGCGGGCCGGCGTGTTCGCGCAAGCGGTGCGGGAAGCCCCGCAGACTATTAAACGGGCGCTTAGTGGGCAACCGCGCTACAAAGAGCTGACTGAGGTGTTATCTCCAACGCAGAAGGCCAGCGTTGATGCCGTGCTGATGGACCTGTCCCGCGACGCGCGCGTCAAGGAACTGGCGCAGCTAGGCAGCGAGGCGGCGCCTAAACTGCGCGAACCCGCCGGGAAGGCAACACTGCCGCCGTTGCTGAACCGTCTGGCCACCATCGCCAACGAAATCGTCCGACGGCTGGAAGGCAAGGTCAACGAGAAGCTGGCGTTGGAGATTGCGTCGGAGTTCTTGGATGCCGACCGGGCTGCCGCCGCGCTGGAGACAGCCATGGCGCGGTCTGGCCGTCGCGCTGGGTCAGCCCCTGCACGGCGTCCGGGTGGTCCTGTGTCGCGTATTGTCAAGCGGGCGCCTGTCGTCACCGCGCCAAACACAATGACGGAAGAAAACCGCAACGCGATGTCGAGGTGACACGGTGGACTACCAGGTGCTTTTCAACCTCGCAATAGGGGCTGTCAGTGTTACGGGTGGGTGGGTCTTGAGCCGGGTGTACCACAGTCTAGACCGTTTGGACGAAGACGTGCGGAAGATACCGCTGAACTACGTTCAGAAAGATGACTTCAAGACCGCCGTCGCGGACATCAAGAACGACATCCGTACCGGGTTTGCCCAGGTGGACCGCACGCTGAACAGCCTCTTCGACCGCGTCAACGAGAAGGCCGACAAGTCGTGAAAGTCAACGCCGCAGGTCTGGACTTGATCAAGAGCTTTGAGGGTCTTCGCCTGAAAGCGTACAAGTGCAGCGCGGGCGTGGACACCATCGGCTACGGCCATACGTCGGCCGCCGGCGAACCCAAGGTGACGCCGGGCATGACGATCACGGCCGCCGAGGCCGAGAAGATACTGGCCCGCGACTTGGGCAAGTACGAGCAGGCGGTCGATAAGGCCGTCACCGTCAAGCCGACGCCCAACCAGTTCTCCGCGATGGTCAGCCTCTGCTATAACATCGGCCCCGGCAATTTTGCAGGCTCGTCGGTCGTGCGGCGCCTGAACGCAGGCGACGTCAAGGGTGCCGCCGAGGCGTTCCTGTTGTGGAACAAGGTTCATGGTCGCGCGTTGGCGGGGCTGACCCGCCGCCGTGAGGCTGAACGCAAACTATTCTTAACCCCGGAGTGAATAACATGACTGCACATAAGGCCGTAGCTGCCTTCATCACCAGCCTTGTGGCCCTCATTGGCCTGTTCGGCATCTCGACCGGCTGGGTGACGCCCAGCCTGATCGACAGCGTGTCGGTCATCCTTGGCGCGGTCCTGACCGCCGTCGTCACCTACATGGTCCCGAACCAGCCCAAGGTATGACCTGGCTGGAGATTGCCGCTATCGTCGCGCTGCTGGTCGGCGTCGGCGCAGGCGGCTATCTTGTGGCGCGGCGGCCGACCTTCTGGGTCGGTCTGGGCGTCGCCGTGTTCAACAGTCTTTTACCTCATCTGGCCAAACGCATGACACCGGAACAGGAGAAGGCGTTTCAAGACTGCGTTCGCCGGGGCGGGGAATGGGATTTCCAGCGGAAGCGGTGCAAGTAGGCCGGTCATCTGCGCCGATCTTACGCTGTTCGTAGGCAATCAAAAAGGCTACGCAACAGCCCGCATGCCACAGATGCGAATAGCCCGTCTCAGGATCTGTTTGCTCACCGCGCCACCATGCCCACATGTGCCGCATTAGCGCCGCAAACGGCCGCGACCACGACATCCCCAGTTCCCAGTTGCGCGGAGCGTACTTGGCTGCGCCAAACTGCAAAACCGTTGCAACTCCCTCAAGAAGTTCTGGCGGCAAAAGGTGATACGGCAGTTTGTTTTGGTCAAACTTTTTGCCTTCCATCAGTAATCCTCCAACTGGCTCAAGTACCACTCCAGAATGCGGCGGGTCTTGTCGATCCCGTCTTGCGCCACCATCGCCCCCAGCACCAGTTCGAGGGTCTTGTGGTGGAGCAGGCGTTTGTGCCGCTCGACCGCCGCGCGGGCGGCGCGGTCTAGGTCGCGGCTCACCACAGCCACCAGATGACGGCGACGATACCTGCGACCGCTCCCGTTAACGCTGCCAACAGCATCAGGAAGAACTGCGTCATGCTTTCACCTTCTCCAACAGTTCCTGACGCTCCCGCTGCGCCCGCAGCATCGTGTAGCGCTGGTGGATGCGGACCACAAAGGTGGGTCGCTTGTGGACCGCCACCTCTTCGTCCAGCATTGCCAGCACCTGCTGTTCGTTGCGCTTGGGCAGCACGGCATTCAATGTAAACCAGTTCACCCCTTTAACTCCTCTAAAGCTATGTCGGAAATCGCGCGCTTGTCCGCCAAGGCGGCCCAGATGCGCTCGTCTATCGTCTTGTTGGTCAGCATCACGTAGACCCACACATCCTTGTCCTGCCCACCGCGATGGATGCGGCCGACCGTCTGTTCGTACAGTTCCAGCGACCACGGCAGCGACAGGAACACCATCTTGTTGCCGCCGTACTGAAGGTTCAACCCGTGGCCGGCCGACTTGGGGTGGACCGCCAGCAGCCGTATCTGCCCCTTGTTCCAGCGCTCGACCACGTCGGCGCCGTCGTCCAGCGTCCACAGGTGCGGATAGCGGGTCTTCAACTGTGCCAACTCCTCGACGAAGTTGTAGACGATCAGCGTGTTGTCCTGCTGGTTGCCTTCCAAGATCTCGTCCAGCAGGTCAAAGCGGTGCCGGGAGAACCAGTGCGCGAACTTGTAGGACTTGAAGACCCCCGCCGTGTCCATTGCCTCCGTCACCGTGTCGTAAACCCAGCCGCCCGCCATCTGTTGCAGCTTGCTCGTCACGGCGGCGGCTGACAGGGCGGTGATCTCGCGGGTGCCCACCTCGGCCACAAAGTCGCGTTTCATCTTCTCGTATGGCTCACGGTCGGGCATGTCGCAGCGCATCTCGACGACGTGGCAGGGCGGCAGCTTGTCCTTGTAGACGCCAGGTTCCAGCACGAATGTCGCCGGGCGGATGCGCGCCATGACCTGCTCCAGCGCGCCGCGTCGCGGCTGCCAATCGCCAAACTCGCGGTTGATGCAGACGAAGTATTGCTGGAGGAACGCGCCCTTGGCGCGGCCCAACAGCTTCTCATCCACCACCTTGCACTGGCCGAAGACATCCTCTAGCCCGTTCGAGGTGAAAGACCCGGTCAGGCCCCAGCGGACGGGAAAGCGATCCAGCACCTTGTAGAATGCCTTGAAGCGTTTGCCCGACGGGTTTTTGAGCCGGGTCAGTTCGTCGAACACCACGCCCTGGAACGGCAGGTCAGCCGGCAGCTTGTCGAGGTTGTCGTAGTTGACAATGACGATGTCACTGCTAGACGAAAGCGCTGCCTTGCGTTGGGTGGAGGTGCCGACGGCAACGGAATAAGACAGCGACGGCGCCCACTTCGCCACCTCAACGGGCCACACGTCCGTACACACACGTTTGGGCGCCACCACCAGCCAGCGCCGGGCGTGACCGTCGCGCTTCATCTCGGCCATCGCCCGCAGCGTGATGGCGGTCTTGCCCGCGCCCACAGGGGCTAGGATCATGGCGCGGTCACGCTCGTACAAGAAGGTCACGGCGTCGTTTTGGTAAGGCCTAAGGTCCATTCATCTATCTCTGTTTTGCTCCACAGGCAGGCGTAGTTCTGGCTAAGGCGTTTCATGTCCTCCGCAAACTTGCGTTGCAGCGGCGACAGCCGGCCGTTGGGTGCTTTCAGTTCGACGAACCACGTCGCCCCACCGGGCAGGCAGGCGATGCGGTCGCTGACGCCCTTGCAGTTCAGCGCGCGGAACTTGTAGGTGACGCCGCCC